TGCATAGGGATTTTCCAGTTTCGGCCATTGCTTGAGCCCTTCCTGGAGCCCAAGGAATTTGGATAACCCGTCGAAAGCCGATGCGGTCCATTGCCCGATGGATTTGAGCCATTCCGTGAACGGCCTCAAGGACGGCTCCACCTCGGACCAGAATCCAGAAAAGAACGCCTTGACCACTTCCCACTTCTGAACGATCCATCCCCCGAGAGCAGCGACCTTGTCCCAATTGTCATAGAGGATGAGCGCCACCGCAGCCGCACCCGTGATAGCCATCGTAACCGGGTTGAATATCGCTGCAACCATAGTCGCCCAAGAGAATAGTGCCGATGTGCCGGATAGTGCCAGGATTGCGGCTCTCATGGCGACGATGGCCTTGATTCCTGAACCCACACCGGAGGCAAACAGCCCGAGAAGAGTGAGCCCCCCACCAACCACCAGAAGAAACGCACTCACACCAGCGGTCCCAAGAGTCAGGATCTTGGTTAGGGTCTGATGACTCTTGCCCCAATTGATGAGCTTTTCGACGAACAGGTTAACCTGAGTTGCGGCCTCGGCCACGTAGGGCAGGAATATGGAGCCAATATTAATCCCGAGAGCCTTGATGGCGTTCCCGGCGAGCTGCAAGGCATTCGCCGTGGTCTTGCTCCGCACATCGAATTCAGCCTGCATCGATCCAGCATATTTTGCCCCGTCACCCACCAGGCCGAACGCTTTACGCACCAGGTCCAGGTTGATGAGGAGCGGCATGATTGCGCCCTTGGATTCTTCCCCGAATATCTGAGAGATGATGGCCGGCTGTCTCCATGCTTCAATCTGCTTGATCCGCTGCAACACGTCCATGATCGTCGGCAAGGCTTCCGTCTGCATGGCTTTCGCCACCTGGACGGCATTAAGCCCTAAAGACTCGAACGCTTTCACATCTTTCTGTGTTGCTTTTTCGCCTTGCGTGAGTGCGTTCAGGAAGTTTTTCATGCCTGTAGCGGCAATCTCGGTCTGGATTCCGGTTGATTTGAACGCGGAGGCAAGCGCGGCGGTCTGGATGGCGGTTAAACCTGAGTTGACACCCACGGCGCCCTGCCGCTTGAGAATTTCGGAAAGATCCGCGGCATTGGAGGCCATGTTGTTGCTTAGATAATTCACGGCGTCGGCGAGTTGCATGGCCTGACCCTGGGCGAGATTCATGGACATACGCCATGAGGTCATAATCTCACCGGCCTGGGCGCCTGTTACGTCAAACGCAACCCCGAGTTTGGCGGCGTCACGGGCAAACGCAAGAAGCTCCTCATGGGTCTTGGCGACGTCCGATTCCCCGGCAGCTCGCACAATGTCCTGGAGCTCGTTCACGGACATGGGGATACCCTGTAGCCCGTAGGTCATCTTTAGGATGTCGTCGCCCATTTTCTTGAACGAATCAGGAGTCGGGAAGTCCACCACCTTCCGAATGTCGGCCATCTTCGATTCAAACTCAATGGCGGCTTTTGTGGGCAGGACAAGAGCTGCCGCCATAGCTGCACCCGTGACAGCCATTCGCATGCCCGCGGATGTCATGGTCTGCCCGGAACGGCTCAAGGATTCCCCGATACGGAGCACCTTGTGCTCGGTAGCGGCCATAGCCGCGTTCATCTTCGTCAGTGGACCGGATACCTTGTCCACCATATCGAAGATGAGCCCAACCTTGAACAGTTTCCCGAAATCAGCCATTAGCCTGCTCCGCTTCCGCCCTCAGTACTTCGTCCAGTTTACCCAGCCACATCAAAAACTCGTCGTCTTCCATCGCCATTACTTCAATAATGCCCCCCCCGACTTCCCGGCAAAACTGGATTATGAGCTTTGCGGGGTCGTCGGGGAGCCGAGCAAAAAAGGCAGGCATTCCAAATAATCATCAAGGTCCATGTCCTGCCAGTCCTCGAATGGCATCATTTTACCGTCCACCTCGATGAGCAGGGAGGCAAGAGCCAGTTGCGCCTCTTCCGGTCGCTTACACATGGACTGAGCCGACACCATATCCCGCGCAGTGCCTTTGAATACCTTAATTTTTCTACCCGACCCCAAAACCGTTTCGGTCTTGACTGTACGTTCTTTCATTGCATCCCTCCTTAGCCGTTACATGCCCAAATTAGTCTTGGTCTGTTGCAAAACGTCCGTGCCATTGACGCGGTAAATGTAGCTCATGGGGTCCACTTCCAGCACGTCCTCGCCGTCGATGGTGATCTTCATGTAGATGGCAGAAAACGTAAATTCAGGGCCCTCGTTCTGTGCGGCTTTGTAGACAGGGTGCGAGGCTTCCTTGAAGAACGCTCGGAGAATGATCTTGACCGGGAATTCTTCCATTTTGCCGCTCTGCGTGTCGTATTGCTGTACGGACCCGCGCACGTCCACGTGATGAGCAGTGGAGGGATCACACAGAATCTTGTGTGCATTCGCAACGATGGAAGAGAACTTGAGCGTGCCTTCCATTGAGTCCACCTGCCCGTGGAACGGGAGATTGACCTTCCCGGAAATCCCCATCGCGGTGTAATCTTCCGTGAGCTGCGTCACTTTGGGCGGTTCGAGCTCGGCCTTGCCGGCGAAGTCCTCTCCATTGACATAAACATTTGCGTCTTTCAACATATTCGGGATCTTTACGCTTGCCATTATTTTTTCCCTTTCGCCCTTTCGAGTCCGTTAGAGATTGCTTTTACAATTCCATCTAAAAGAGAGTCATCAATATGCGTCGGAGTGATCTTGACCAGATAATTTAGAACCGTAAGCCAGAATCCAGCCCAGAACGCGGCTGCGGCAGGATTGGCAATGGACCAGTTGACCACCACCGTCACCAGCCACCAGCCAGAAACGAGTTGCCCCAGAATCCAATTGATTGCCGCTTCCATCACCCCTCCCGCATCATCTGGGCAAGTCGTTGCGCCCGTGCTCCGGTTTGCCTGGCGAATGCGCTGTCGAGTATTTCTGCTGCGGCCCACACCCAATCCCTGCGAGCTACTGCCAATTTGAGCATGTTGAATTGATTGAGGTCCCAGCCTAGACAAAAAGCCATATTGGTGAGTGCTCTTTGCCTGGCGTCGGACAGGTCGTTGAAGCCAGGGAAGAGTTTCTTGGCGATCTTCACAGCCTCCACAATATCCTGCTCGAGCCACGCTTTGGCCTGCGGGAGCGTACACGATTTAATGTGATCCAAGCCACGCGAAGAGAGGTTGTGGCCATATCCAATCGTTCTATGCCCGGCAGAGCAAATATATGCCCTGAGCCTGATTCCCTCGTCGCGCTTTAACTCCGACCGAAGTTTTTCGAGATCCACGTTACCACCTCCATATTCTCAAACGCAAAAGGCCCCTGGGCCATTCCATCTGATGCCACACAGACCCGGGAGGAGGAATCGAATACCACCGAGTGCAGTCCTCGTTGATCCCTCGAAAAAACTTTGAATCTGTGCCTCCGATGCGTTCGGGATGGCGATCTCGGCAACCGCAGCGTTTGCGGCCTGAGCGGCACCATAAGCAATAGCGGCTTTCTCTTCTGTCTGGTGCGCGGCATAGGAATTGACCGCAGCGTCCATGATTCTGATAGTTGTTTTGGCAGTTTGGATGGCCGGACCTAAATCAGGATTCATTGCTCCTGCAATGTCGGCGGCCATGGTGAGTCCTGCCGAGAAGGTGCGATAGTACGCCACCGCAGATTCAACCCGTTTTTCCTTGCTCATCTCCGACCAACCCGCGCACGATGCCAGGATCAAACAGAGCAAAAGCGTTATCCATTTTTTCATCAATCGCTGTCCTCCTAGCTGACCCGCAGAGAGCGTCGGGAGGGAAAGGGCACCCCCACCCGACGTAAATGCAGGTGCGGCAGGCTTCGGGCATCATCAATGCCCCGCTTCCAGCCGGCGAAGGATCTCATTCATTTGGGCATCTCGCTTTTCCTTGACCGCAAGAAGCTTTTCATCGGTTCGCTCAAGCGTGACAAGTCTTGCCTCGTGCATCCGTATGTCATGTCGAATGTCGGCCATGGACGTGACGAGATCTTTCAGGAGCGGGAACGTGATGGACAGCAGCGCCCCACAAACCACGAGAACAAACCCGCCAATTTTAAGCATCCAACGGACATCCCCACGGATGCCGTTGAGGAT